GAAAGCATTTGAAGAAAGCAAAGAACTTTTATATGGCTTACGCAAATGACCCCCTCACCCACGCGCAGGGAAAGGGGGCCTGTGCATCCTAGCACATCACTTCTTCTTCTTTTTACGGGACTTACCCGCCGAGGACAGGCTTGCCGCAATGGCTTGCTTTTGAGGGTAACCTTCCCTTACCATCTTACTGATGTTTTTGGAAATGGTTTTTTTGGAGCTACCTTTTTTGAGGGGCATAATTATTCACTTTTTCTTTTGACGTTCTTCGGAAGCTTTACGCATTGCACGCAGTTCACGCAGTTGCTCGCTAATGCTGGTTTTCATGCGGCTATACGATTCACCACTACTGACAGGACCGATACCGCTGGTTTGTGCAGCGGATGGTTTAGAAGTTACAGGCGGTTTAGTTTTTGCTGCTGCTTTAGGTTTTGAAGTAGTCCGTGAGGGCGTTGCTGTCCTGGAAGAAGTGGCCCGCGAAGGAGTCGAGGCGCGTGTAATCGTTTTTGCTGCTGACGATTTGGGTTTAGACGGCTTGGGTTTAGGAACCGCAAACCGTTGTGCAGAAGCATAGCTCTTTTCACTCAAAACAGCAGCATTGGATCGCCGTTGAATTCCCTTTTTCTTAAGGGCCTGCATCCGTTTTTCACGGTCAACCATAGACCTAACTTCTTCCACCATAGCCAACGGCACAGCAGCACGGCCTAGGATTTTACCAGCAGCTCCAAGGCGGGATGCACGGATAGCTCTGTTAACACTGCGGTTAACAACATTAGCTCCGTACATACGGTTTGTAGCGCCAGCAGGTTGTCCAACTCGATTAGGACCAGTAGTTCCACGAGAGGCCGCTGTTTGACGAGAACGAGCAGCCGTGCGCCTAGGATTTTCAGGTTTGGTTTCTTGGCGAACCATTGCCCCACCCGTACGTCCAGGCGGTAGGGCTCGTTGAGGGGTTCCAGTTACTTTAGCAGTTCCTGTAGTTGCCCGTTGTGATGCGTTGGTTACGCGAGCATTAGTACCAGAAGGGCGAGCCTTGGAGGAACTTACCGTAGCTTTGCTGGTAGACTGACGGTTAGCCCGTTGGGGATTTTGACCCTGAGTGATAGGTTTTTTGGCGGAACGCTTGCTTCGGTTACTAGATGATGTAACTTTCTTTTTAGCAGCCATAATCAGGCATCCACGCGGGTCACGCGGCCAGTCTTGTTGGCGTTGTTGGAGGAGGGCACACGATCAGCTTTGCGCACGGTAAGGATGGCAGTTTTAGCAGCACTAACGGTAGCATTCAGAGCCACGGTAGTAGCAGAATTTGCAAAGGTAGCGGGGACGGTGGTCGTAGTAGTAACACCACCGGACACGTTTTTGGTGGTATGAGACCGGTTCTTCAGTTCGTCTTCATCTTGACGACCAGGGGCGTTAGAAATGGAACCGAAAGCGGAACCACCAGCAGGAAGAGTAGCCATTTTTTTAAAGAATAAATGTTCTTAGGTAGTAGTCCAGGACAGGACTTTTGAAAAGTTGTCAAGAGAAAATGTTTCCTGACATACCCACCAGCTAAGCCAATGGGACGAGCCTTTGCTTTGATTGCAAGAAAGACACGCACATACTACGTTATTTGTAGTATCGTGGCCTCCGCGTGCTTTTGGATGAACGTGATCCAAGGTCAGATTGTCAGACGAGCCACAATAAACACACTGGTTATTCCAGTAATCTTTAATTGCAGCTCTCCACATCCGCTTTGCATCAGAGGAGGTCATGGCCCTTAAAAGAAATAAGTACTCAGAAGGATCTTTGAGAGGCATCGTGGCCTACTGCGGTGGTTTACTTCTTCTTCTTTTTAGGAAAGCCCGCCTTCATATTGGCGTAGGCCTTAGGAGTAATGGTAGAGTTCTTTTTAGAACGGGAGGTTCCAGCCTTTTTACGGGCATTCATGTTGGCATAAAGCCCAGGAGGCTTAGCGTTACCCTTGTTCATTTCTTAGTGCTCTTGTTGTTGTGGCCATTTCGTGCGCGGTTCCGACTTGCGCTTTCGAGAACCATCGTCCCCTTCTTGGTATGGGAAAGATCGGGGCCTCCCTTTCCCGCTAGGCCGCGCCTTCTACGTTCAGTCCACCGTTCTTCGGAGGCATTCTTAACAGAAGGCTTCTTATTCAGTTTGCGTTGATATGCCGCCTTCTTAGCGGCTGCCTTTGGATTAGCAGCATAATACTTGGCGGACTTACTTTTTGCCTGTGCCATATTCGGAGAAGAATACCTTGTTTTCAAGACGCTCAATTCGGGCAGTACTATTTCCCACTTTTTCAATGAGCACCTCAACCGACTTGGCAATGTTATGAAGCGTGAGCATGTGCCATCCAAACAGCCCAAGAGCTGCTGTGGCTATGGCATTACGGATAATGTCATTATTGGATGACACGTTCCAAATCCTCCAACTCAAGCTCAGGTAAGGTGGCGAACAGTTCAGCCAGGGGTGAACCAGAGATTGGAAGACCGGTAACGTTATTCTTAGCAAGCCAATCGCACGCTGCACGAATGTCTTGTGTGGTGGCAGTTCCGCTTTGAATGCGGAGGATCAGTTCCTTTGTAACAAGGCCGTGAAGCTCGTTAAACTGATCTTCAGTGGCTCTTGTCATGGTTAGGGGCTAGTATTGACCATCAGGCCTTCATAGATCGGGTAATCAGAAGTCAAAACAATGGTCTTCTTGGCCCAACCAATGTTGCCAAAAACCCAAACAGCACCATTGCCATCGGTAAAGGTTTGACCAATGGTAGGTGCAGGGCTGGTAGGGAAGGTAGGAAATACGGGGTGAGACATCAGTTGTTCTCCTTAATCAGCTTTAATAGTTTTTGTGGATAGGTTGGATCTGTTGCATAGCTCTCAGTTTGGAGTAATTTGACGCACTCCTCAACTGACTTGGCACGGTTAACGCCTTGATACCCTTTGTAATCTTTGTACCAAAGGTTAATCAGCGTCTCAATGCAAGCTTCTGGGCTATCAAAGTCCCGAAAGATGTCATCAATGGTGATCCATTCCCCATCAACGAACTCCTTGGTTGTGTGGATAGAGCCTGGTTTACCCTTAATTCCAAAGAAATTGTTCTTACCAGAGGTGTGCTTGCCATAACCGGACTCAAGAGCCCACTGAGCAGCTACTACCTCAGGAAACTTGGCCCCGCATTGCTTAGCAGCAGCCTTGACACCCTTCCAGTCGTTTGTAAATACCGCCTTAGGGGCTTCTTTAAGGGGTCTAAAGGTCATATACCAGCCATGACCGGGGGCTTCTACCTCCCAACGCCGTAGCCAGTTCCTCCAGCTGTACTTAACAGCCTGACCACCCTTTCCAATGGTAACATAGCCTCCATTGATGTTATCCATTTCCCCATACGGGTCGTGGAAGATGCCATACTCAGCATCTGCACCAACAAGAAGCATCCAATGGCCGCCTCCCCGAGGGGCATCAACTGGTCCCTTATGAAGAATGCCTGTCGCAACCGGATACCCAGCTCCAAGCTCCGCTAAAAGCTTATGTTTAGTGCCCTTCATTGAAAATCCTGCCTTGACACCATAGTCAGCACAGGCTTTAATGTGGGCAGTATAGGAGGTGGTATCGCCGTATTTAAGAACAGTCCTTAAATAATCATCATCAGCATTACTACCCTTAAGCGCATCGGGCATGATGTACTTGATGGCCATCGCACAGGTGCTAGAAAAGCACATCCGATCACCATGCACCGTTACACTATCCGTTTGGGGGTAATACTGCTTTACAGGCAACATTACCATCGGAGTCACAGGATAGAATCCTTAACTTTTTTGATTTTATCGTCCTCAGAACGAAGAGGACGCATCAGATCCACTACCTTAAGGAAGATCTGGACAAGGCTATTCGATTTAAACTTGCTCACACCGACAATTTCGGAAGCAAGGAACAGAGCAAAGAAGACAGCTGCCTCGTAGGTCAGCTTAAGTCCAAAGATGGTGATCATGGTGGTTAACGGCCTTGGCCGCGTGTTTTTTTACGTCCGTGGTTAGGAAGAGATCTTGTTCCCTGCCCCTGTCTAGTCTTTTTCGGGGGACCGGGAACGAAGCTCACCTTATTCAGAGCGCCTTTTGGTTTGGCCATCAGCCCCAGGGAACACCCGCAGCTTTGGTCGGTTGACGTTGCTCATCAAGTTGAACCTGAAGTGCTGCGTGGATCTCTTGGACCTTTTCTTCGCCAATCTTGGGAAGCAGCCACTCCATTACAATTTGATCTTCGGTCAATTCGGAGAACGGAATCAACTCACCCTCAGGACGCTCAAAGCCCATCGAGCCATAAGCACCAGCAGAGTAAGTATCATCAACCGCATTCACAGTATAGTGAGCGGTATACACATAACCATCAGCGGTTTCACGCTCCAGGTTAGCGATTCTCCAAGTGTAAGCGGTCTTGGTGTCAGACATGAATTTAAAGGTTAGGAATGCTGTATTCTTGGGTGGTATTGGCGTAATGTTTCCAGATTACATCCGCCGTATTTCCCGCCCAGGCAGCAACCTGAGCAATAGGAATGTCAGCCTCA